CTCGGGCGCGCTCAAGCCTTGTGCCGACCGCAATGTCAACGCCGCCCATGACGGAGTCGGCCGCCGTCTCGGCAATGATGCTTCGACCGCTGGTGATCTGTCCGTCTTGCGCGATCTGTTTGCTGGCCTCTCCCGCTCCACCCATGAACGACTGAACCGCCGTTTCAACAGCCCCGGCAGCGAGGCGGCCGGCGAGCTTCGTGCCCTGTCGCCCAAGAAGTTTTCCGGCCAGCAATGCGCTGCCCACATCGAAGGTGGCGACGGGAACGGCACCCTTCTCGGCAAACTCCCGAGCCAAGGCCATGCGCTCGGGGTTTTGTAGTCCTTCGGTCAGTGCCTGCGGGTCACTGATGTCGATGCCCGCGCGCTGAAAAGAATCCAAAATGCCGCTGCTCATTTCCATCGAGTAGCTGGCCAGCCCCACGGCATTGGCGTATCCCGCCCGCGCACCAATCAGTGCCCCCTTGGGGCCACCGACAAGGGCGCCTGCACCCGTCCACAACACCGCCGGGGCCACGCCTTTGTTAAGCATCTGGCGAGTAAAGCCAGCCATGGATTCGCCGATCAGTTCGCCAAAGACGCCGACCGGATTGTAGCTGAACGCCTTCCAGCTTTCCATCGGCGGGCGGTTGTCGTCCATCGTAATGGAGTAAGCCTGCGACGGTGGCAGCTTTTGGATTTCTTGCTGGTAAGCAACGATGGCCTCGGGGTTGGGTTGCTCTGCGTCCATTTCCATGGCCATGCCTGCGCTGGCCCACCCACGTTGAAAGGCGTTCCATGTGCTGGCGATGTTGTTGCCACGGATGAGGTTGAGGGCTGGGGCACCTTCGGGGGTTGCCCCCTCGTCGGGCGCCAAGAGAAATGCGTCGATGGCTGTTTGCGGCGTGAACGACTGATCTTGCCCGACAACTCCCCCGCCACCGCCACCAGAAGGTGATGCGCCAATGCCAGCGGGGGGCATGTCGCTGGTAAGAAAACTCGTAACTTCTTCGTCCGCGTAAAGCGGTTGCTGGTTTGCGTCCAGCATCCCCTCTGCCGCTGCTGTATCGTCTGGCTCGCTGCCATCGCTAAACATAGGCAGTTCTTCAGGCGGCAAGTTTCCCGCCACGGGGTCTGCTGCGGTAGGCGGCGGCAGGGAGGACCCTGACACCGGCGGAAGCGGCGCGTCCTCCCTTTCTGGAGCGATGTCTAGCTCTGCATCGGGAAGTGACTTGTCCCACTGAGACTTGGCAGATTCAGAAGCGATCTGCATTTGCTCGCGCTGGTAGGCGTCATTGTCGGCATCACTGACGCCGAGGAACCTTTGAACGTCTTTGTCCACGATTGGTTATCGGGGGATCTGGAAGCCGGATTGTTTGATTGCTGCTTCGGCCTCGGGAACAGTTAGCTCGCCACGCATAAGGGCCGCACGAATATCGTAGGCGTTTGAAAAAGTAAGGCTTTGCCCCTCCGATGTTTTCATGGTGAACGGCTTTTGCGTTGGCGCCGCGCTAAGTGCTGGCGCTACCTGTCCTTGCTGTGCCGCTGCGGCTGCGCGGGCGGCATCGTTGTTCATGCCAACGGTGGGCTGCTGGCCGCCCAACCATCCTCCGCCCATTGCCGCGTATCCCTTCGGTGTGTCCATTCGGTTGGTGTTGGTCAGGTCTGCCGTTCGTCCTTGGCCAAGATACTGCTGATACCCGTCTGTGGTTTGCAGGATTTCGGGGTTAATGCGCTCCATAATTTCGCCCCTCGCGTTGCGGCCCACCTCATACACGGCGCCGGTTACTTCGTTGGTGGCCGTATTGTATTTCGTTACGCTTGTTGGCTCCTTGTAGCCAAAGACAGTTTCAAGTTGTCGGGTGTTGAACGTCTTTGTCATGGCCCTAGCGCTCGCCAGTTCTTGGTCTGTCGGAGCGTAGCCGGGAGGCTTTCCCATCATGCGGAAGATGTCGTTTTCGTTGAGCAGCATTTTTCCAGCTTGCTCGGCTGGCGGAATAGTTGGGATTGAGTTTGTCATTTTACAACGAAGCCCTCTTTGTTTGCGGGATTAGCGGCCTGCGCCGGCATCGCCATCTGCCAGTTGCCCGCCCCATCAAAGAACCCGCTGCGACCGGCCAGCATCGACTTGCGGCCAAAGTCTAATTCGGAAAGCAGCGGCGCCATGTAAGACGTTGCCGCCGCATAGTCTCCGTCTCTGACAAACTGCGAGACCCTTTCATTAAGATCGGGACTCAGCATGTTTCTTTGCGAGAGATAGTCGTAGGCCCCCTCAAATTGCGCCTTTTGATTTTGTTGCCCTTGATACATCTCCGCAAACTGCGAAATCGCAGAGACCATGTTGTTGGTATTCTGCTGCCCCTGCCTTTGCAGGTTCTGCTGGTTCTGCATCTCAAGCGACCAAAACTGTGCTGGTGTCATATTATGTTTTTCTTTCTGTTGTTATCTAAAGAACGAACCGCCGAGGCTTCCGGTGGCACCGCCAAGCGAGCTTCCTAGCGCCACGCCCATGGGGACACTCATGCCGCCAGTAGGAGCGGCCAATAGGGCGCCAACGCCAGCGCCAAGCAGCGCTCCGCCAGCACCCATCGCTGTCCCGATGCCTCCACCAGAACTAAACTGCCCACCCGAATAAACCGGCTGCAAGTTAGTCTGCGCCAGTTGCGCTCCGAGCGATGTCATGTTGGACAGCGGTGTGCCAAGGCCAGCGATCATCATGCGCGGATCTGTTTGCAGTCCGAAGTTGTAAGAGTCCTGCTGCACGCCGAGTTGGCGGGCGCGCTCTTGGTCCGCCATCTGCGCCGACGTGCCCAACAGCCCCATATTGTAGCGGTTGGTGTTGTCGAGCTGCTGCGCGTTGAACTGGTTGTCGTTCTGGTCGAGCTGGCCTTGGGCCATTGACATATTCGCCGATGTTTGCTGATTGGACATCCTAGCGCGCATCAAGGCGTCGAGGTTTGCCGTGCTCAAGCCGAGGCCGGTGCGTTGGTTTGCCGCCGCCGCTTCCAGCGCGCGGTTGAAGTTGAGCTGCTGCCGCTGCAAGTCTTGGTCTTGCACGCCCTGCGCAAAGCCCATGTCTTGGAACGCGCGCTGCCGCGTGTAGCGGTCGCGGTTGAGAAGCTCTGCTCCAATGGCGGCGCTGCCGGTTGCCATGCCGCGAGCGGCCATCCCTTGGCGGGTTGCCTGCGTCACATCGCGGGAGTCCTGCGCGGAGAGACGGCCTTGCAGCTCCATACGGCGCATCGCCTCATTCATCAGCGATCCGCCAAGCTGTCCGGCACCCACCTGCTCTGCCGCGATGTCGGCCACGCGGTCGGCGCGTCCGGCCTCCACATCGGCCACGCTTCCGAGTCGGGTTCCGGCTGAAGTCTGCGCTGTGATCCCTCGTCCGAAGGCGTCCTGCGCGCGGCTGTATTCGGCTGTCGAGGTTTCTGCGCCTTTCATGGACGAGAGCAGGCCATCGCGCGCGGCAAACTGTTCGGGGAAGGCCGACTTCAGCTCATTGATGGGACGGTTTTTTATTTCGTCGAGCTGCGTATTGAACTCGCCGAGCTTGGTCGTTGCCGATGTCGTGAGCTGGTTGTAGCGATCCTCGCTGACCCACTTCTGCGCCGAGGGATTGTAGTATTGCGTGGCGCCGGTCTTCGGGTTGACGCGGGTTTTCCACTTGCCAAGACCGTCGAGTTGCTTTTGCGCAGCCGTGGCACCCTTGGTTGCTTTGTTAAAGTCTCCCGCATAGATGACAGCCCCCGGCTGTGTCAGCGTGTTGAGATTAAAGCCCAAATTCTTGCCAGCCTCACTGCGCTGCACATTGCCAAGCACTGGCGTGATCTGACGGATGCCGCTGATCGTGTTGGCAATTTGATCAGCACCCTGCTGCAACGTGCCTGCTGAATTGTAAGTTGGAGCCTGCGCCCCGCTACCGCCAGTCATGCCGATAAGGAGCGGCGATGCCCACAGCGCCATGTTGATGAGGTCGTATAAGTATTCCATAGTATTATTGTCCATTCTTGTTGATCCACGCCAACGCATCATCGTGCGCTGTGTTCCACTTCCAAAAATCTACACTCATCTGGCGTGCCGCCTCATGGCCGCGCAGCACCGTCACGATCATGGGCACTAGCTGAATGCCGAGGTTGCGCAGTGTAAGAGCGTAGGCCCGATCCTGCGCGTCACCCTTCTCTAGCTCCACCGAATCCTTCCATGCGTTGATGCCTTGGATGAGGAGCGGGATGAAGAACGCCTTGTGCGCGTTGAAAAACTCGTTGCTCGGCAGCGTGACCAAGGCGCTCCAGAAAGCGGCGTCCACATCGGCCTGCGCGATCTCCTTGTCCCTGTCGGTCAGGTCGTCCCACAGCTCGCAGAGCGTCGAGACGGCGACATAAAAGCTGACCGCCGACTGGTTGCCTCCGAAGAGTCCCAGCAGCTTCGCGTCGCGCTCCTCGCGCCATGTTGGGGTGTCGAAGGTCATTGGTTAGCCTTCATACATGATGTTAATATTGCCTGCGTCGAAGTTGCTTGAGCACTCTATGCGAACTCTGTCTAAGGGTGCCGATAGCGTTTTTGCGCCAGATGAAACACATAGTATTGCCGTGTTTCCGCCTGACAGTATCCCAGAGCCAGCCCACGTGTTCCCCGTTACCCTTGTTAGCACAAAATGGCCGCCCATAAAAACTGATGCGTTTGCTGGGCCGTTAAACGTAAACGATCCCGTTTCGCTTGCTGTTGCTACAGCAGTTGCGGTTAGGCGGCTGCCGCAGCCAACGTAGGAACTGGTTTCTATTCCTCCGCTGTCTCCAATAAAAACTTTAATTGGGTTTGTTCCATTAACTGATACCCCATCAAAAGATATTGTGACGCGATTTGCCCAAGAAGGTATTCCAGTAAAATCAATTTGTGAACCACTTGTGCTTGCCTGAGAAGATGCCATCGTTGGTGGCTGTGACAATTTTGCAGGCGTCACCGCAGCGTTTGCAATTTTTGCTTCTACGACTGCGTTAGACGCAATTTTGGCCTCTTCTACAGCATTGGCCGCAATGGCGGCAGCCGCAACAGATGACGCCGGAAGCGTAAGCGTTTTAGTTGAAAGATTAAGCGTGTTTGCCAGCATTGCATCTGTAACCGACGTGTTTGGCATTGTGACGGTTTTGCCCGTCAGGTTTAAGGTGTTTGCCAACATCGCCGCCGTCACAGAGGTGTTCGGCAGCGTCACCGTGTTGGTGCTGAAGTCCAGCGTGCTCGCCAGCTTGCTCGCCGCTATGGCCGCATTGGCATCGATGTCTGCATTGACGATGCCGGTGACGGTTGCGTTGTCCACCAACTGATGAATCTTCAGCGGCGTGACCACCTCACCCGATGCGAATGTTTTTCCTTTTGTGACTGTTGCCATAATTTAGCTCCTTGTTATTGCCGATGTTCCGGCCGGTTGTTTGATCGCCGCCTCGACGGCCACGGCGCGGATGCTGGGACGGCCCGCAGTGCTCTCCAGCACCAGCTCGCAGTAGTTCGCCATGGCGCGGATCGGGCCTTTGAGCGTGTAGTCCTCGTCGTCGCCGGAATTGTTGGCCTGCGAAAGAACGTCAATCGTGTTATCGGGATTGACCGTCACCGCACGCATCCGCACGGACGCTTGGTGCGGCAGCCATGCGTCGCTAAGGGCGCGGACAAATCGCTTGCTGCGAAGGTCGTTGAGCGAATACCGGCGGGTCCGCATGCTGGCAGCGACCGGCGTGAGCGCAGTGCCAGTTTCGCCGCTGTCACCCAGCTCCAGCTCGTCTAGCAGGAATAGCCTGCCGTTGCGGCTGGCGGCGAACAGGCGCTGCTCGCGGTTGTATTGGCTGACCAGTAGGTCTTCGATTGGAAAGTTGTAGATGTCGCGGCTCTCCCACCGCTCGTTGAGCGCCGAATAAATAAAGAGATGATAAGGGTCATCAATCGTGCCGGTCGGGACGGCCAGCCAGTAGCGGTTGTTGAACCACTTTCCGATGGCGCGGGATGCAGCCTCGCCGCTGATGCCGTCAAACTGGTCGCTGATCTCATCCGATAGCGGGCGCGTGTCGCCACGCAGTTTGAGATCCAACCGCGCATCAAGGCGGTAGACACCGCTGTCGGAGAGGAAATAGACATATTGACCAGCCGTGGCGATGGATCGGCGGGCCACGCAACCGACCTCGTCGGTCAGGAGCTGCAACTTACTGACCGGCGTATCGACCTCAAACGACTCGCCATCGGTGGAGCTGAAGTCATTGAGCGTGGCCAGCCAGATGCTATTGCGCAGGAAGACCAGCGCCTGCCCCTCGACCCACGGATGGATGCCGACGATATAGTCGTTGCTTCCCTCATTGGCGCGGAACGAGGAAAAGAACGGATCAAACAAATCGGGGTTGAGCGTGTCCGAGATCATCACGCTGTCGCGGCCGTCCGGCGCCCAGATCCGGTTATTGATGTAGCTGGCCCATCCAATGCCCTGCATGCGGCGGAAGGTCACGCCTTCGGACGGAATGCCGCGTGCGGCGCGGACGAAGTTTCCGCTCCCGCCGTCGTAGTAGATGGGCGGCTTGATGCGTGTGACAGTGCGGCCGGTGGTGGTTGTGTCCTGCGCCGTTCCGCTTGGAACTGTCACAGTGAAAGAGTTTGTCGAAGCGGTCGCCACTTCGTATTCGATGGCATCAAACGCAGGGACTGTGCTTCCAGAGATCCTCACTGTGCTTCCGGCTAAGTATCCATGCGCCGTGCAGTTGACCGTAGCCGTTGTTCCGCTGACGGTGATGCCGCCGGATGTTATGCTTTTCGGGCCGTAATCCGTTGCGCCTTCTGCCGTCATGTCGCCAGTGGCAGCACTTGGAATGCTTGCAGCCAGCGTGTAGGTGAAAGTGTTGGGCGAAAGGTAAGTGACCGTGTAGGTGCCATTGTAGCTGCTGGGCGAGGCGCCGCTGATCCGCACCGACTGTCCGGTCTGGTAGCCATGGCCCTGCACGGTCGCCGTGGCGGTTGTGCTCGTGCTGGTCAGCGTGGTGATCTCCTTGGCCGGAGCAAACTCAGGCGCTTTACGAAAGATGTAGAGGCGGTCAAAGGCTTGCAGGACACTCACCTCGTCGCCGTCCTCGATGATCTCATCCGCGCTGGTCGGGTAGTTCTTGGAGAAGGGCTTGGCGCCATCCCGCCAGAAATACGCCTTTGATCCACCGGCCAGCACAATGTATTCGCGGGCGTTGTCCACATTCGGCGAGCTGAACACTCCCATCGCATAGATGCCTGCCGCGTAATTGCTCTGCACCACCGGTCCATCGTTGACGATAATCGTGCCGGTCGCCGGTGTCGCGGGGCTGCCAACCACATCGAAGGTGAAGGTGTTGGCATCCGTCACTGTGACCGTAAAGTCGCCGTTGTATTCGCTTTGGCTGGCACCGCGCACGTTGATAACATCTCCTGTGGTGAAGCCATGGCCGGTCAGCGTGACTGTTACCGTCTGCGAAACGCGGGTCATGTTGCCTGCGCTGACCGTCTGGTCGGTGCCAAGGGTGAAGTCGAAAGCGAGTGGCGGGACGGCGGACGTGTCCACATCGTCGGCCAGACGTTTGGCACCCTTGCGGGTTTGCGCCACGCCCCTGTCCAAGCGCATGTTAACGCTGTCTTGCAGCATGCCTGCGGGTAACGTCAGCGGGTTCAAGCGGCTGGCGAAGCCGATGAAGCCGTTGTCGCCGTCGCGTTGGACTGGACTCTCTAATGCCATTAGTTAAGTGCTGCCTTGAGTCTGCTTTTGAACCGCGCCGCGTCGGCGGGGCTGATGTCGTTCTTGCGATTCGGGGCGATCTGTTGGTGAGTCACAATGCGGGACATGGGGATGTGCCAGCGCTTCATGCGGGGCACGATGTATTGGATGGCGCTGTCCATCGCGTCTTCACCGAGCGGGTCTTCGTAGGTGTCGCCGTCCCACGCCACGCCGAGGGAATAGCTGTTGCAGTCCGGCGCGCCCTGCCATGAGCTGATGCCTGCATGCCAGCAACGCGCCGTATCGTCGGCGAGGACGGTGCGGTTGCCGTTGCGGGCGATGATGACGTGGTAGGACACTTTGCTCTCAGGGTTCATGCACCAAGAGACGGAGCCGTTGTAGCTACCGCTGGTGTGGTGCAACACGATCATGGTCGGCGTGATGGGTCTGCCGCTTTTGTTCGGGGTGTTCAGTCTGCGCTCGTCGTAGGCTTTGCTCGCGGCGGGTGTTGAGACGGTTGTGGATTCTAATGGCAAGCTCGGCGAGGCTGGCGCTGGGCCAGTCGCGGACTTTTTGCCAAACAGATTCTTGATCCACTTCCACATGCGCTTACTTAGCGTGGCCTTTGGGCGGCGGGTTGACGGTGACGGTGGCCTGCTGCTTCAAGAAGTCATAGCCGACCGTCACGCAGCCAGCCGCAGCGACAGCCCAGCTCACGGCGAGGATCGCAACTGCAATGAGTTTTGTGGCGCGGGCGTGGCTCATGGAGTCAGAGGCGGGCGTTGTTGTCTTTGGCAACGAGCAAGCCCCAACCGGCGAGCAGGCTCGCGGCGATGAGGCCGAGGTCAGGGATACTGCCGTTGGCCAAGAACTCGCGGCCAGCGGTGCTGAGACTTGCGATGATTGTGAGGACTCCGAGGAGTGATGTTTTCCAGTTTCTCATTTGTTTGCTTTCTGTTTTTTGCGGAGGTCGTGAAGGACCGAAATTAGGGTGACAACGCCGACCGCGAGGCCGACACATAGACCGGCGACTCGCAGGGTTGTTTCTAGGTGAGGGAGCATTGAGAAGACGCTTGAGCCGATGCTAGTAACCGTTCCAAGCACACCCTTCTCGGTGGTGCTCATGTTGTGATGAAAATACGACAGGCTCATCGTCCGTCTCCTCAATGGTTTTACTTGCGGTAGGCGATGACCGTGCCGCTGTGCAGCTTGATGGCACTGAACGAGCCGTCGAGGGTTGTGCCCGCCTTGATGAGCGCGGCGCTGGCCTCGGTGGCGTTTGCGGCGCCGGTGAGGTTGCCGGTGAGCGTGTGGAACTTGGTGTCGGTCATCACGTCGATGGAGACGATGTCAGCGGTGACGGTGTTGGTGTCGCCGATGAATTGGCTGCCGGACGTGCGGTTGGTGATGCGGGTATTCGGGTGCATAATTTAGTATTGGTTGACGCGGGCGGTCCACATGGACGGCTGGTTTTGCTGGAAGTAGTATTTGTCGCGCTGCGCGATCAGCTCGGACTCGGCCATCTGTTCCATGGCGAGTGCTTTGTCTAGCTGGCCGTCTTCGGTGAGGAGATCCGAGGTCAGCATGAGTGCGACTGCTTTTGCGATGACGGCGGGCACGGTCGCGGTGAGGTTGCTTGCGCTGTATTCGGTTGGGCGGATGCGGAAGTTGACCCAGACGGTGGTTGGCAGGTCGGTGCTTTGCGGGAATCGCACGTTGTCGCCCAAGAGCGTGTAGCCGATCTGGCGGGGTGCAACGTGTGTCGCAGGGTTGTCGCGGAGGACGGCGAAGACTTCGCCCATGGGCGTCTGGCCGGATTGCTCGTAGGGAATGAAGTAGCCGTTGGTCTCGTCGCCTTCGACGGTGCGTTCTTCGACGCGCATGAGTTCTGGCCAATCGGTCCACTCCCAGCAGTCGGCGATGCGCTCGTTGGCGGCGGCGACAAGCATGGTTCGCGCGCCGGATGGGATGGCGTCAATGGTGGACGCATCGTTGCCGACACGTTGCCATGCGCGGAGCAAGATAGATTGTAGAGTTACTGTCCTCATTGTTCGTTTAATGACGCCACAGCCTCCGCACTCGCCTCCGCAAAGGTCGCCTGCGGCTGGCCGAAAGCCTCCGCTGGTGCGGGTGTGGGGTTTGCGGCCCATGAAAGCATGACGCCTTCAAGCCATTGCTTCGCGGCGGTCATCTTCGGGCCGAGGGGCTTGCCTGCTTGGAGGAGGGCCATTTCAAAACGCTGGAGGGCAAGCGTCTGGTAGGGCGAAAAGTATTGGCTGACGGCTTCTTCTGCGGTCATCGTCGGCAACGGCGCA